TGTAAGTCTTTATTTGCAACTTCTGCCGCTTGACTTCTATCTGGATCAAGCACGATTACAGGTACTCCTTCTATTGCTGATACTACTCCAGGACTACTGTTATGACTTATTACACAGTAAGCATCATGTAGATCTTTTAATAAAGAAACACTTGGTGAAGAATATCTTACTTTGTGTCCTATTGCTTGTAACTGCATCATATGTTTATGATTCTTTTTATCTCCAGGATGAAATCTTATTTGTATAGGTCTGTCAGTCACACGCCTTAATGTTTGTAATAATTTGTGTAGCCATTCTATTACGGCTTCACCTTGCATACTCCATCCCATATCTCTTTGGCACGTGATTAAAATGTAATCGCCGTGACGTTTCCAAGGTTTAATTTGTATTCCCAATCTATCACGCAAAGTTGCCCATCTACTTGCATCTAGACTTGTCTTATCACAATATTCACCATTGTTAGGAAAAATACCATCATAACTATAGCGTAAGTAACCTTGGCTGTTTCCTGGATCGTAGGCTAAAAATAAATTTGCATCAGCAATTATTGTACGCCTATGCATACCTTTTTGTCCTTCTAGTACTGCTCTACGTAAATTTAAGTGGGGTACATGTTTACTACCTGGATGAACATATCCTTGTAATACACCGACGTCTGCTGGTTCATAAGCAAAAGAAGTTATAATTTGGCCTTTGTCTCCATTCTTTTGAACACCTTCTATAAAGTATTCTATAAGTTTAGGTTTTTCCGGATTCTTGTTTCCAGGAGGAATAGCCGCCATGTAAGCATTTACCTTTAATGGTCTAGTCATAAAGTTGCATCTCCTCTATCATTTTATAGGCATGGCCTGCATGAAACTCTGCTACAGTATATTGACAGTATGCGAGATAGTTTAAAAGATTTTGAAATACTCCTGCCTCAGGGTAATAAGGATTTTCTATGTCTGCAAGATTTTTGTTTGCTACAGAATCTACACAGCTAGGAGCCATTGTAAATGCTGGGATACCGTAATGCATAGCTTCTAATGCCGCCATGCTTTGATAAGTCACTACTGCGTGTATTGATTGTTTGAAACATTGTGCCGCGACAGAATGTTCCTTTATTCTATCTGGACGTAATCCTTTCTCTCTTACTATAATTGATCTGTTTGTGTATTTTTTTAATTCTGCTGTTGTTTCTTTTACCCATGTGTCTTTATCAACTCTATAAAATTGACAGGGCTTCTCTGACGGTGTTACTAATAGTATTGGACCATTTTGATCTGATGGATTTTTCCTACCAACATAAGACATATAAGGAGCACGTTGCAACAACAAATTAAATCTGTCGGGTGGCATGTTCTCTCTAATTTTTGTGTGTTGAATATTGTTTTTTACGACCCTATACCATATTTTCTTTTTCATTAAATTGCCCATGTAACCATTATCAACATAATAGAAAGGCCTGCCAGTTTCCCAACATTTCCAAATTTCCTTTCTTTTTGTCATGCTTCTAAAAGTAACAGGTATATCGTTGGGCCAAGGTGATTCGTGTAGTTTGCTTGATATATCTTTCCTATCAATGACCACTGCGTTGGTACCTACCTGCCAATGTTTTAGGATCTCATCAGATCCATCTATCATTAGCATCTTAGGGTTACTTTCCATTATTCTCCCCGTGCATCATATTGTGTAATTCATTTTTCCATAGTTGGTGGTATGTGCAATACCGATAATTTTCAAACCAAGGTCCGCCTTCTGTAAAGTGTATAGCCTTAGGTGAACCGTCTTCTGGCTCATTATACCAATCTACCAACCAATTCCATTCATGACTTACTTCACCTACTTCACTGTCATCTAACCAAGCAAATCTATGCAGATATTTTCCTGTAGTATCCGGATTATTAACAAGCTCAGTAGTAACTGCTTTATTCTTTTCGTGTCCACAATTCCATAGTACCATAGAACTCCAATTCTTTCTTGGATACAATGTTTGTTGTTGTCCGTCCATTTTAGTTCCAGGCTTGGGTGTATGATCATGATGGGCACACATTACAGCATACCTGTCATCTGCTAAATCAAATAGTTTTTGTACGTCTTCTAAAAAAATAAAATCACAATCACAAAACAAAGCCCACCCGTTAAAATTTGTAAGTTCAGGAATTAAAAATCTACTGAATGTAAATTCTGTTGAACCTAACTTATCTGTATCACGCTTATACCACCCTTGGTCCCTAAGGTCTGTCAATTTTAGTGGTATAACTTCTACGTTTTTATTTCTTGCCTCAAGACTATGTTTACAAACTTGCCAAGCAACATCTTCTCTAGTATCGTAACCTACAAATACTTTTAAACTATCTTCTTTCAATATCTTCCTCCACACAGTTCTCACCGTATTGTATTTCTACAACTTTTAACGGTTGGTCTGTTTCATTAGCCAACATGTGCCATTGTTCTTTTTTAATATGTAAGGACTTATGTTTTCCATATTTCTCAAGTGTTATATCAGTTGCTACATCTAATCCGTATACTGACGCTTCTCCTTCTGATACAAACCAATGTTCGGCTCTTTGTTTATGCCGTTGCATACTTAATTTTTTCCCTGGTTCTACAGTAAGTTCTTTTACTTTTACATGTGGACCATATTCATGCAACACTCTATAATAACCCCATTGTCTTTCAGTTTTAGGTTCTTTCCATTCCTGTAGTATCCAGCTGGATGAGTTTTGCTTTGAATCTCCTCCAACTCCAAACACAAATTCAACAAGATGATTATCGCCATACATTTTCATTTCAGGAATATTTTCTTCAGTTCTGTCGCCACCATTAGCAAAAATAATTTTTTTATTATGTGCTGATGTGCATTGTAATTTAAAAATTGCTCCACTGGCAGAGTCATCGTTATCATCAAATGATATGGTATCATCTACCATTTTAAGATTTTGAACAATTTTATGTCTTTCTTCGAACGGCATAAATGGTCTACCTTTTTTTCTAGTCAACCATTCGTCACTGTTTATACCAACAACTAGCCTATCACCTAGCTTCTTTGCTTCATTAAAAAAGTCTATATGACCTGAATGTAAGGGATCAAATCCTCCCGTAACTAAGACAATGCGTTCCATATAGATATTTATGTATGTATATAATTACGGTTTTGTGAAATGGTAAGTGTAGCTGTTAAAACCTTTGATAGGCTTACCAAATGCTTTCATTATTTCAGTTTGCATTCCGCCTATAACCTTTTTTTGAAACTTTAAATTTGTTTTTAAAAATAATTGACCTCCTGGATTCAGATGCTCAAACATGTTATCTTTCCAAAAATGCCAATCCTTTTCTTTAAATTCTCTAGTGCGTATGTCGTTAAACTGTGTGCGTAATAATGTAATTACATCATATGTGTCAGGCAATTTTACATGTTCACTAGGCATAAGTTGAAGTTCAAATAGTTTTAAATCATAATGATTATGTATCTTATATACAGGATCATCTAAACGCTTTTGTACTTCTGTGCCTGTAGCATCATGTCCTAGTGAGTTACATAATTTAACAAACTGTCCTGCACCTGTTCCTATATCAAGTATTTTACATTTATCACGTTTATTTAAATTTAAGTAATTTATAAACGCAACCTTTTCAGCAGTTTTACGATCATTAGGAGGAAAATATCCTTCCATGGCATACACCGTTTCACTATGAAACCCTGTCCAAAATTTTGTATAGTCATCAAATAAAATAGATCTTGCCCATTCGAGGTCTCCTCCTGTGCAAGTTTGTTTACTTCTATCACTTCTATATTCTAATAAATTTATCATTATTTGCTTGTAGTTGATTTAATACCTTGACATTCTGTCAAGTATGGTTTATAACATCTGATCCATGGACACAGTTGTTTACACATTATTGCATCGTTAGGCCACCAACCAATTTCATCTTGTAACTTCATTACTTGTTTAGCGGCTTCAGGATATATTACATAAGCACTATGTCCTGGTAATCCTTGTGGTACATCGTTACCTGTTAACCAAGGTACTTCATTTATTCCGTTAGTAAGTTTTGCATCATATTCTTTTGCTGAAAAGGTTGCTCCTATAGGATTATTAATACTTACAGCACCTTTTCCTGGCCACCATTCTAAAATTTTTGAGTCAAACTTTTTTATAAAAATTGCATCGTGTTCTAAAATTAAAATCGGTCTGTTTAGTGTTGCACATTTACGCCAAAGCATGTAATGACTCTGGGCCGCCGCTATGCGTTTGTTATTATCGTATGTTTTGTATGCTGATAATATCAAGCCTGTTTTAGGACACGTTGACTTTTTTCTTAATGGCCATGTGTATTTTATTTTCCACATATTTGAAGGAGTAATAGCAGGAAACTTTTCTACAGTCAAATCTGATTCGGTATCTATTATACTTTGTACGCAACGGTCAGAAAACTTTTCACTATCTTCGTGCCCTTGTATGTATATTACGTATGCTTCCATATCTTTAAAATATAACTGTCCTGTTTTTTCTTAGAACGCCAGTCGTGATGTGACACATTGTATTTTCCTATTGATTCCAAAAGTTTATGCCATTTTTCTTTGGTAAAATCATTTGCATGACTCTTGATCCATGGATTATTCATGTTCACCTTGTCTAGGTTCCAAACATCTTCTATATAATAGTTGTCAGTAAATTCAATTAGGTTTTCAAATGTTTTGCGTTGTCCATCTGGTGTATGCAGTCCGTCGTCTATTATAAAATCAAATTTTATATTTAAATTTTTAAAATACTCGTTACATTCTTTTGCTGTGCTATCTAATTTTGCATATTTTACTCTAATATTATTCAGCATTGGAAGAGCCTTAGGGGCAACTCTTTCAAATGTATCTATTGTGTAAATGTTTGCATTATTAAAATATTCTAACCATACGTTGATACTTTCACCTCTAAAGGTTCCTACTTCTAAAATATTAATTTGTTTTTTACGTAAGCGTTCAAAATCTGCTTCATACAATTCGTTGTAACTATGCCAAATTTTTTCACAACTGTGCTTTTTAAATAATTCTAACATGTTCATAGCTGTACCTCAAACTGGTCTGCATGGAAATTGTTTAGTGTGTGTCCTGTATTTTTTATAAATTGATCTACAGCATCTCTAACACCTATTTTCTTAGGCCCATAATCATCTCCTAGGAGTTTGCCTCCAGGTTTAATAAATCTTATAGCATTAGTCAGATCGTGTAAACATCCTTCGTAGGCATGACTGGCATCCACATATATCCAATCTAGTTGTTCAGTAAATGTATCAAACCATTTTGCTGTTGACATGCGATGAATAGTAACAGGCCTACCGTAAAACTTTGTTTTTACACCTTCGTATATCTTATCATAATACCTTATGAATCCTTCTGTAGTTGCTTCGCCTGTTAGCTTTGAATATCTTTCAAGATATTCTTCATATCCACCAAACTCGTTTGATCCGTCAAACACTTCAGGTGCCCATGCATCTACTAAATGAATATGTCTTGCCCTTTTAAGAAATTTTAGAGAACTTTCACCCTTCCAAACCCCAAGCTCTGCGCCAACACTATACTCAGGTATGCGTTTCCAGGTTTCGTCCGTACCTGGATTTTTGCCAAACATCATAATTTAATTTCCTTCGTATTATTTAATCTCTTGAGCAAAACCATGTACGCTTGAATGAATGTCATTATAAGGTTCGGAAAGTATTTGATACCATCCCCATTGTGCAGGAGCTAACCTACCTTCACGCATCATTTTTCTGACTAGAGAATGATCAAAATGCTTACGATGATGTATAATAAATGTGCTAGGCAAGAAACCAAACCAATCATCTTCTGGATTATTGTTTGCTATTTCTTCTACCTTTCCTTTTCCGAATTCTGGACCTCTATTCTCACGGCACATAAAACCAACAGGACCTTTTTCATATGCTTTCCTAATCCAATGGTTCAAATCAACTTGCCTGTCTATTTGTGTGTTCCAATCGACTCTTACTATTAAATCAAATCTTGGCGGAATTTTTTTTAAACAATCACTATGTGACATTATAGGAACTAAACCATAATATAAATTATCCCATTGTAATTTTTTATCTTTGTATTTTTGAAACTTACCATGTTTAATATTTGGTGCTTCCATAGGATGATAATGCCATTTTGGATAATGCATCGTAAAAAGATTATCGTGCAAGTGCATAGGTATTAGATTTGTTTTGTTTGTAAATGTATGAAAATATATATTTGATCCAGGTAGCTGTTGTTGTAATTGAGCAACAATATTAGATTGTTTATCATTTACTCCTGTAATACATACTGCTATTTGCATTATAATTTAAACCATTTCTTAATATTGTGTGCAAAAAGTTTATGGCTTCCTATTCCTGGATGTGGGTTAGGGTAATCCAAAGCGTCATCTATATGAAAATCTTTTTTAAAGTTAAAAGTTTTTATTTTTACACTAGACAACATGTACTTGTTAAAATATCCTTTGTTTATTTTCAGCGTTTCATTATTCCATTCATGCTCACCAAATACATGTCTACATTCTATGCCTTTTGATTTAAGCCATGTATCTACGTAATTTAATTTAATAATATTGTTAAAGTATACATCAAATTCATGATGATAATATCCATAGTACATTTTTATTATTTCTTTATATTCTTTTGGGTTAAAACTACTGTTTTGAGAATGCGATTGCCAAAAATCTTTTGGCATAATGTCTGACAAAAAGTTTGGCATCATGTGTATTCTTTTTATATTATCTTTAGCAAGAAATATTGTATGCCTATCAAAGTTTGACCACTGTATTACAACAAAACTTTTTTTTGTGTATTTCTTGTATTCTATTATCCTTTTTGTGATTATTTTATTACTTGCACCTGGCTCACTCTGATTATCTACGGTTTTAAAATTACATAAAGTTTTCAGTTGATTAGGCCATGCCAAAACGCTTGGCGTTGGTCCATTCGATACTCCATCCTCACCTATACAGTCTTGAAGTCCGTGACCATATGTAAAGCTACAACCAAAAGCAACTAAATCGTATTCTTGGCAATCCATGTATTCCTCCTTGCACCTGTATCAAAATCAAAATCCCAATATTCTATGTCTTCCTTATACCAATCTGCAATTTCTTGTATTGTCTTTGCATCATATAATTCTTTGTAATTTTGTTTTATGCTAGTAACGTTCCTTGCACGTGGCATAGAATCTACACCCAAATAAGTAGGTGCTTCTTTATTTAAATTTTCTAGAGTAAGTATATCACATACTACATTATTATTTTGATCTTTCACATGATGTTTTTGTGGCCACCAACCTCTGATAGCTCTATACCATGTTAATGGTTTTAAACCCCATTCATATCTTTCTTCTATAAAATGATCTAATGATTGTATTTTAGCATAGTCAGAATTAACCAGGCCTCTATCAATGGCTTGTTTAGCAAATAGATATCTACTTACTACCTTACTCCAAGGATTTCTTACCACTGCAAATGCAGTATGTGTAGATGTTATATTAGGATGAATGTCAATCCAACGTGCATGTTCTACACCCTTTGTATCTCGCTCACCATAACTTTCCATTGTTCTCTTAAAATATTTGTAATCCTCTATCCACTTTTTATTTACAGGAACAATCTTATCTTTGAAGATATCACTTTCTCTAATAGTGACTCCACCATTTTTTGGAATATGTATAAAAAGTTTTTTCATTTGTAATTTGTATACTCTTTCTCTTCTACAACATCAGAATATGTGAGAACATTTATCTTTCTTTTTATTTCTGCACGTTTATCATTATATATGTAAACATCTCTTGCTAGTTGAATAAAGTCCCAGCCAAAATTATTTTCTGCTTCACATCTACGTTTGCTATTTTCTATATCCCATAACTTAGAATTTATTTTGTATAGTTCATCTACAAGATTATTAACTTGTGGATCATTATTTAAAATTTTATTTTCTAAATAAATTAATTCTTTGTTTATGTTAAAAAGTTTTTCAGAGTCTTTGATTCTATCTTTTTTGATTTTTAAGATAGTCACTTTGTCGTATAATTCGCCTATTGATACTTCAATTTCAACTTTCATTTATTTTGATTCCTTAAAGTACTGATTATAAATGTGTTCAGCAAAGTTACTATGATGTTTTACGCTAGGATGTTCATCGTTTTCAGCTGGCGGTATACTAGGATCAAGTATTACAAAACAGCTAGTATGATCTACTTCAATGTCGTACCAGTCTACTGGATTTGGTATGTTGTAAGGCTCTTTCAAAGACGCAACAAGATCTTGTCTTGCATTTTCAAGTTGTTCAAGTGAAGGTTCAGATTCTACGCTAAGATGTATTACCTTAGCCCCTGTGGATTTTAAAAATCCGTCAGTCATTTTTTGTAATATTAGATTATTGTAATACCTATCAAATATTCCCATAGGATTTAAATAGGTATTTTTTGCACTATCTTCTATATACTGTTGAATATACTCGTCAGAATTTTTATCACTTTCTTTTGCAGGTTCTAGTCCAAAGAAATTATTAAATCCAGATATCATAGATTTCCAACTTGATGCGGGACCTGTTATGTTATTGAATGGTACCGACGTTCTAGCAGGCCACTGTAATGATAATCTACTTAGGTAGGTCCACATTACGATTACTATATCGTCTGGCTTTATATCTTTAGCAACTGCACATTGTCTTGATATTTGATGAAAACATGCTCCTCGACGTGCATAATTATTTACAGAAACACCAAGTTTGTCAGCAAGTACTTTTGGCCAAGCATGGTCACTGGGTTGATACAAGTGAATGTCTGTCCAACTAGCAGAACCACTGTCCATAAGTTTTTGTACTTCGTGTTCAGGTAACGGTTCTCCGTTTGAATCCAAGATAGGTTTTACTACATCAGGTAGTGCAAATCCTTGTGTTATTGAACAACCAAATGTATGTAGTTTAGGCATTTATTTTAATCCCGTTATCCTTTGCTCTGTGCATATGATGACTCCATTTTCCAGGACCGCTTGTTGTATATATGTGAATATTTTCTGGTGCAAAGTATACCTGAGATAGATGCAAAAATCCGCTATCGATTCCAACATGATATTCTGCTTTAGTCATTGCGTATGCTATATGTTTCAAACTATTTCTTAGTAGTTCGTTATCGGCTTGTCCGCCAACAGTTACAACTTCATAACCCTTATATTTAGAAAGTATTTTTGCTTGCCAATTGTTGTCCATGCTTCTTCTTTTTGAAGTAGAATCCCATTGTACTGTAACAAATTTCTTAGGCAAGTTTAAATCCTTACTACAATCTTCTGCAGATAATTGTGGAAAATGTTTTAGATATTTTGTAAGATCAACTCCCTGTTTGGGTTCAAAACGTTGTGGATAGTCTCCGTATATTTGTCCTTCTGCGTTTGAATATCCTTTTTGTTTTATATAATCTACAAAGTCTTGATTGCTTATAGGTTCATAATCGAGGTGTGGCATTATTGCAACACTACCTCTAGGAAATAAACTTAATATTTCTGGCCAGCTTTCTGGTTTGTGTCTATTCCATTGATACTTTGTTAAATGCAACATTACTTGAGTGTTTTCTAATAGTCCATAATTATAAGACAATAGTATGCTATGTACTCTATCACCTAATCCTGGTGCACCGTAATGAAAGTTTTTCTTTACAGTACTGTAAGCTCTCATTACTAAATGTTTCAACCGATTGCCTCCATCAGTGCAGGAATATTTTCACCTCGCTGGGGTAACAAGTCCTTTAAGAAAAAATGTACAAAATAAGCTTCTGGTAAACGCTTATCATCTATACCTTTATATAATCCATTCCAACGCCAATCCATGTTAAGTGTAGGTATAGACTCTTTCTTTACCCACCAGTTCAACAGCATTTGATCTGTTGACCATTTTTTGTATCCTACCCCATCTACGAAATCCTTGAACTCTTCTCGGTCAAGAAACTGTTTTGGCGTTTGTCCCTTTAGATGGGGTAGGAACTCTTTTGAGTTGATAACCATCAACCCCATGTTGTAAAATTCTGCACCTAGTTCATTCCATTTCCAATTAACATCTGTCAATGGTTCAAAAGCTGATTTAGAATATTTTCTTATCTTAGATTTATATTTTTTAGCACAAGGCAACTCTCTTTCTGCAACAGCACCAAAGGCATATTGTTCAGTCAATTGTTCAAATATATTAGGAGCATTATCTCTAATATAGATATCGCTGTCTACTATTGCTATTTGTCTATATTGATCTAAGTAATAAAAAGCATTTTCTTTTTCGAATATAGGCAGATAACCTAAACGTTCAACTGCTTCTTTACTACGGCCTGTTCTATTCAAATCTGGTCTAATCTTGAGTATAGGTTCTGTCTGTACAATATGTTTTAAATTGTACTTTTTACAATAGTTTGCTACGCTTTTAATACAATGTTCATATAAATTGCTTTGTTTACCGACAGCAACCTGATAGATCATTCTATCCATTTTTTGCTACTCCTATCATACGTTCTACCAAACTACCAAAGCCAACTTGTCTTTGCATTGTTAGAAGATTTCTGATACCTAAACCTTCGAAACTTTCTAATGTTAGGTGTGCTATTGCACTTCGATGTTCACCGTCTAAGAGATCAACTAGTATTTTTGCAGTACCTTTTGTAATCCAAGCATCTGCATCGTGTTTGTAAGACATAGTACCGTCTTCGTTTACCTTGCATACTACCCATAAATTACTTGCACAACCTCTAATTTTGTTTTCATCTACTTTATCTTTATCATCTAATGGTGGTACGTCTCTTGCTATGTCAATAAGATATTGTAATCTATCATGCCCTTCCAAAGGTGCCATCTCTTCGCCACGTGCTTTTATTTTTTCCAAAATCATACTACCAACCAAGATCCATTCGCCAAGGTAACATTGTATAACCTAGTGGTGATAGAACGTAAGTTTCAGTACAGTAAAAAATAATCAATACAAATATAGTTTTAGCCCACCAAGGCCATTTTTTCACTCGTTTTAATAAAGGTCCTAACACCCATTCTAATAATCTATTATAGGCTCCCCAAAAACGATCACTAATATTGTAAGGCGGAGTTTTTAATATTATTAATACAAATGCTATCCACCATACCCATATTGGGTGTTCTTCACTTACTCCATACCCAAACATGAACGGCAAAATTAATGCTGTAAGATATAATCCTATGTATTTTCTTAAATGTTCTATCATAAGTCTTTTGTAAAGCTAACATTAGATTTAAATGTAACTTTGTCTCCTTTATCGAATATCATATCAACAATACCATCACACAACATCCAATCGGCAGGCATTGCTCCATGTTCAAACGTCCAATCTAATAACTTTTTAGCTCCTGGTGGAGTAAGTCTATATGCCCTAGCACCTTCATACCAGTTACCCGGAGCAATAGGTTTTGCTTTTTTAAAGCCTTCAAATTTATATACATCGCACTCTTTTACTTCTCCCATGGGTTTCTTAAAAACAACATCATGTTCGAAAATACATATAGGAGTTTGTGTTAAAAAACATTTTTCCCATAAAAGATATTGACTTAGAAAACAACCTTGTGTGCCTGGACGTTCCAACAAGCGTTGACATTTTTTGTTTACCAATGAAGAGCGTAAATTGTAATCCTCCAACTTGACTAGTGTACCATCAACTCCTTCGTATAGTTGTAAGTTCCAACCTCTCATAGTTCCTGTTTCCATAGCCCTATTTGCCATGCTAATGCTGTCTGAATATTTAGGAAGATATATTATATAACCTTGTGTCATTTTGTCCTTACATCTAAACTTCTTATCTCTCTAAATATTTTCTTTTGCCAATGATCTGGTAACCAATGTAATTGTGCAGACTTGAATCTTTTATCTTCCTTTTTACTGCCTTTTCCCGTCATAAAAATATCTTCTTTTTTCAATCCCCAAGGTACCCATTTGTAAGGAATTTCTTGATAATATTTGTTTTTATTTTTCCATTCCGCCATGACTGCTTTTAAAACATCTTGATCAACGTACCAGTAAATTTCTTTTTCAAATGCTTCTATCATTCTAGTGCTAAAAAGGTCTCTAAACATTTGTCCGTTCTCTCCTGTGCCTAAACAAATTGCACTTGCAATAAACACAGCAGGATCTTTAGGTTTAGGCATTATAGCTACGTGCTCTGTAATGTTTCTAAAATCAGTCCTATGAAATCCATTTTTCAATACTGTATCACAGTCTAATTGTAGAATATGTTGGTGTCCTGATTTAAATATTTGATTCAATCTCATAAATCGAACACTTGCCAAATAAGTTTTCCTAGCAATAAAATCTAAATCGCCTGTCTTAAATATATGCACACCTTCTTTCATACGTTTTTTATTTTTAGCTAACAACTTATAAAAATCCATATTAGTTTCTTCGTATGAATATGTAAATCTGTATTTTTCAGATAACTCATTTAATACATTTTTGTTCATATTTCCTTCGTCAATTAAATGACAATGTACATGCATCCAACCTATTGTTCTGTTTATACTTTGTGCTAATGCGTATCCGTGTCTATCAAAATAATCATAATCACAACTGAAAAACACAATATCTTCTGCTTCAAAAGGAGGTAAAGTTCCTTGTAAATTTGGTAACTTAAACATCTGGACTCATTCCTGGCCTAAATCCTAGCACAGCGTTCTTTTCTCCTCTGCCTAATTTTCTTATCATTCTGTATCCTAATGGCATAAGCACATCGCGAATGCTGTCAATATTATAACCATATCTTGTTGGATGATCTTTTCTTTCATATAGTATAATTGGTTTACATCTTTCAATAGTATTCAATGCACCTTTGGCTACTAATGGTTCATAACCTTCTGCATCTATTTTTATAAAATCAACAAATTGTAAGTTAAAACTATCTAAAGTTTTTATCTTATATTTTCCTTTTTTTGCTTTAGGATCAATATGTGTGCTAAAACTTTTATTAGTAGATTTGATATCAACTTCTTTCTCTTGATCGCCGATACCAACAGGGTGTGTTGTTACATTGTAACATTCTTTCCAATCTAAATTTTTCTGCAAACAAGGAAACAAATTTGTATTCACTTCAAATGCATGAACAAATTCAAATGACTGAGATAGCCTAAAAGCGGTTATCCCAACGTGAGCTCCTATGTCTACTGCTACTCTTAATTTAGCACAATGAGAAATGGCTGTTTGTAATTCTAAATTTTGATATTCTTCTATTTGCCCCATGCCTTGTTTTTTAGCACTTTTAAGACAAATATCTCCTTTTACGGTTTGCCAACCGTCTAGTTCTTGATACATGGTTCTACCTGATATTCAAATGTACAACGCCAAGCCGTACCGCTTTGGTAATCGCTTCTGTCGAATTGACTCCAAGCAATATGTTCTAGCATATCGTTTCTATTGAAATTTATTTTGTTTTGCCAATGTTGTACTGCACTTTGTCCTAGTATTTCTATTGGCTTACCCAAGCATAAAGCCTCAACTGCGGCCATACTATGGTATGTAATAACTTTTTTTGCTTTTCTTATCATAGGAAGTACTTCATCCCACCTTTGCTTTCTTTTGCCTATTTTTTCTCTAACGATTAACGGCACGTCTAAGCCTTCATAGTATTTAATTGTTTTGTCTCTCCAGGCCTGGTAATCCTGTCCCATGTATCTAAATATATTACTGTTATTATCAGCTGGCATGACTAATAGATTATATTCGCCATCAGGATTCCATTCACTCCACAAGTTATCATCTAGTTCAAGTAGGTGTCGTCTACTTTCTTTTACAGGACGAACTGTTGTATTTTGTAAAGAGTTGTATGAAATACGATAATACTGAGGGCGTTTGTATCTATGGTTACCAATGTAACCATTGTCTATATGAAAGAAATTAATTGAAGGGTCTTTTTTTATTGCATCAAAAATCCAGTCATCAAAAGGATGACTAAATGCAAGTAGTCTATCTTTTTCAATATCTTCAGGTTTGGTGATTGTTTTTACATCACAGAAAGTATATAGATATCTAAAAAGTTGTCCGCGTAATAGTTTACTATTTTCTGGTACTTGAAATTTATAGTGACGCATCTTCCATGCCTGCTACTCTTAACTTGACTACATTAGTGATTTGCCACTGTTTTTGATCAAGTCCTTTTAGCAAGCCGAGCCACTTGTTTCTTAGAAGTGCAAATTCATTTATTATTTTTTCATAATCAACTACGTCTGCTTCACCGTCAACATATTTTTCAACGTCTCTGCTACTCAAAGCTCTTTGATAATTTTCAAGATATTTTTTGAAAAATGAACTACGTAATCTACGTAGCTCGATATTAAGATAATTTAATATAGCTTCTATTTCTTGTAATTGATGAAATCTGTGTTCAACAATACCTGGCATTTCTGCCGCGGCACGTTCTACATTGCCTTTAAGTTTTACTTCAGCTCTTGCAGATGAAAGTTCTGATTCAAAGTGCAGTATTGCTTCTGGAATCTTGTTTACGTCTCTAGCTACTTCAGAGTACCAACCCATTAATCATCCCATTCGTCATCAATATCTTCACCATCGTCATCTATATCTAAATAGTATCCAATGGCCGCATCAAGCATATCACAACTGCCCATTGCATCTCTAAATTCTGTATCATCTGTGCCGTAATCAGCACAGACTTCTACAAATTTTTCAGCTACAATTTCTGTGTGTTTCTTGTCTAAGCTGTCTTTAAAAGTGTTCCAAATATCAACTATTTGACTGCTTTCCATGTAAGTCTACTCCTGTTCAAGTTTTTCTGTTGTTTTCTCTTGTTCTACAACCTCGATATTTACCTCAGGGTCTACTTTATTGGCATAATCTGACATAACTTTGTCCAATAATTCACCAGTCCAGTTTTTACGATATTCTTTAACTTCTGTACCTGCTGAGTCAATATATTTTAGCCTATTGCCATCTTTAACAATCAAGCCTTTTTTCTCAAACAAATCAACTAAACCACTATACGGATTCATTCCTGTTTCATAAGGAATCTTTACTTGTACGCCTTCGAACGGTTTTGCATATCTAGTCTTCATTACTTTACAACCTGCTCTAATACCACGTACATCAGTTACCTTGTTTCCATCTTCGTCCTCTTTTAGTTTCAATTTCTTCATTGCTACTACAATAGAACTTGCATAGATAAATCCTTGTCCGCCTGATATTTTGTCATCTGGATCAAACATATCCTGCGATGCATAAGTGTGGTTAGTACATACTAGTCCTACGTTGTGCGAACCAATCATGTTAACTGTGTTACGTACTAATGAAGTAAGTGCCTTAGGTTTACGACCCATATCACCCTTCA